TTAAAGGATAATAAACGTCCTAAAGAAAAAACAATTACTGTAACTGAATCACAAGTACAAGAAATGATAGACGATGCTATTCGTCAGCACAATAGAAATGCTGGCTTGATTAGTATGGTATTAGGTTTTGTTTTTCTAGCATTGTTTGCAGAAGGATTCTTTAGAATGATTGGATTTATTCCACCATTTTTGGGTATAGATATCAATATCGTTGGCGAAATTGCAGATAAGGTAAAGGAGCAAATCTTACCCCTAATACAATAGCATGTCTGGTTATGGTCTTGAGATAATTTTCTGGGTTACACTAGGATTATTTTTTATATACCAATACGAAGAGTCTAAGAAATGACCGTCGTCCATTCCGTAAATGTAATGGTGTTAATATTGGTGATAGCAGTCACTATTATTATCGCATATATAATGAAGTATGCATATTCGGAGATGGATTATGGGAGCGATGACACCCCCAAGCAGGAAGAGTTGTTACAACTTCCGAGTGACGGAGATAAAAAAAGTAGTTGATGGTGATACCATTGACGTCGTTATCGACTTAGGATTTGACATCTATAAGCACGAGCGTGTAAGAATTGCGGGTATCGATACACCTGAGAAAAGGACGAGAGACTTAGAAGAAAAGGCACTCGGTATTGATGCAACAAACTGGATGAAGGGCACACTAGAGGATACAATCAATGGAGAGCATGAGCTTACTATACGAACTGAACTCAAAGGAGGGATGGGTAAGTATGGTCGTCTGCTTGGTTGGTTATATATTGGTGATGAGGATGTATCTCTCAACGAGCAAATGATTGCTGAGGGGTATGCGTGGGAGTATGATGGGGGCACGAAAAATAAGAATTTTGAAGAGCTACGTGAAATTCGTAGAGGTCTAGGCACACTTAATGAAGGTTAATTTATGGTCAACTTACGTGACAACATTCTGAGTAATCAAATCACCTATTACAATGGTTTGATTGCAAAACATTCCCAAAATGTAGAAATCTATCTCAACCAACCTGTAGGTATTGGTGAGCACTCTGATGTTATGTCAGCAATAGATGGCGAGATTGCTGCTATTGCTCAAGCACATGAGAAAATTGAAATTATTAATCATTACTTTTTAAATAGATGATATTTTTATCAAACCCTTCGGTATATTCATTACCAGGTACTTGGGAAAAACAACCACTAATACAGCATGGTAATTGGGATCCTATCGTAACCTCTCCCCTAGTGTTATTAGTGTTTGCTATATTATTTTTGGCGGTAGGGTATGCATTATCCAAAAATACGTGATGACATTGCTAATCTAATTAGATATAGTATTGCAGACTTCCCAGAGTTAGAGCAAATAACTACTCTGCATGACTTAATAACACACGAGAAGGTTGTTATTAAAAATGAAATGTGGAAGTGTAGAGGTTTGCGTAGGATACATTTAGAAACAGCAGAGACAGATAAAATACAAATTGTCCACTGTGTCTTTTGGCCAGACCCATCATACTACCTACCTATATTTGGTGCAGATATAATACAAACCCCTGCAGGGGTTACTGCTGCCATAGTAGATATATCATATGTGGAAGGAGTTGACTGGAGTGATAGCATAGCACCTATTAGTAAGTTATATCAATTTAAAGATAATCGTCAATTACCCGAATGGGGTGAGATATTCTCACCATACTGTAAGTTTGCAAGACTAAAAACAGAAGATGAGCAGACAAAATTCTATCAGGTAGTTCTCGAGTATCTAAACATATACAATAAAAACGTCATGAATGCAAAACACTCTGATGACTGGGTTGGCACTATGCTAAGATTAGATGACCAGTGTTGGTATTCTACATCACAGATGAAGAATAAGAAAACTAAAGCAGTGCTCAGTGCGTGGTTTAGTGAAGAGTGGGCAGATAAATATATAAGTAACGTCCTATTTGATAAACCCTAGATGGCACAAAATGAAATATATCTAGGTAATCCCAACCTCAAACGTGCAAACATCGCACAGAATTTTAGTGATGAGCAAGTTTCAGAATTTATTAAGTGTAGTAATGACCCTGTATATTTCATTGTCCACTACATTAAGATTATCTCTCTAGACAAAGGTCTAGTTAACTTTGACTTATATGACTTTCAAGCTTCGATGGTCAATAAGTTTCATGACAATAGATTTAATATAGCAAAACTACCAAGACAGTCAGGTAAGTCTACAGTTGTTACTGCCTATCTATTATGGTATGTGCTATTTAATGATAATGTCAACGTAGCAATCCTTGCTAACAAGGCAGCGACTGCTCGTGAAATGTTACAACGTCTACAACTATCATATGAAAACCTCCCAAACTGGATGCAACAAGGAGTCGTCAACTGGAACAGAGGATCACTGGAATTGGAGAATGGAAGTAAAATCATGGCTGCATCTACTTCTGCTTCTGCTGTTAGGGGTATGTCGTTTAATATTATATTTCTCGATGAATTCGCCTTTATTCCAACTCATATTGCTGATGAGTTTTTTAGCTCTGTCTATCCAACTATATCCTCTGGTAAGTCAACTAAGGTTATAATCATCTCTACCCCTAAGGGTATGAATATGTTTTATAAACTCTGGCATGATGCGGAGAAAGGAAAGAATGAGTATACTACTACGGAAGTCCATTGGTCACAAGTACCTGGCCGAGATGCTGAATGGAAAGAGCAGACTATTAAGAATACATCTGAGGAGCAATTCAACCAAGAGTTTGAGTGTGAATTCTTAGGGTCAGTTAATACATTGATTACATCAAGTAAGTTAAAGGTGCTTCCATATGATGACCCTATCAAGAAGAGTGCAGGACTGGATATATTTGAAGACCCAATAGAAGGACATGACTATGTGTGCACAGTTGACGTAGCACGCGGTATTACTAAAGACTATTCCGCATTCGTTATTGTAGATACTACAGAGATACCGTATAAGTTAGTAGCAAAATATAGAAACAATAAAATTAAACCGCTTTTGTTTCCAAACATAATTGCACAGGTATGCACACAATATAACCATGCATATACATTAATAGAAGTAAATGATATAGGTGGACAGGTAGCAGACATCATGCAGTTTGATTTAGAGTATGATAATCTACTCATGTGCTCAATGAGAGGTAGAGCGGGACAGATTGTAGGTCAGGGATTCTCTGGCAGTAAGGTGCAATTAGGTGTTAAGATGTCAACTACTGTTAAGAAGACAGGGTGTGCAAACATGAAACAGTTGATTGAAGATGACAAACTCATATTCACAGACTTTGATATCATCACAGAATTAACAACCTTTATACAGAAAGGACAGGCATGGGAGGCAGAAGAAGGATGTAATGATGACCTTGCTATGTGTCTTGTTATCTTTAGTTGGTTAGCAACATCAGATTATTTCAGAGAGTTACATGATAGTGATGTAAGAATGCGTATGTATCAAGAGCAAAAAGATGCAATAGAGGCAGACATGGCTCCGTTTGGATTTGTTAGTGATGGTGTTAATGATGAAGAGACCTTTACAGATGATGAAGGAGATAGATGGAATACTAATAGTGAATGGAATGTAGATGAATATGGTGACCGTAGTTATATGTGGGACTACAGATGAGTATAGAAGAGGAGTTTGAATTAGATAATCTCCTGTTTGTAGATAGAAGATGTCGTATATGTGGTCAAGAAAAAAATCTCCGAAACGAATTCTATAAGACTAGAAAAGATAGAGGGTCTAACCCATCTGCATATGCATATGAATGTAAGTCATGTACTATATGGAGAGTAAAACGTAAACGTAAACGTAAGACTCCTGTTGGTGACTACCCTGATTGGTAATTCACGTCTTGTTTCCCCAGTGTAAAACACCCTTTCTATAAATAATTTCAGCATTGTAAATTGGAATCCCACAGGAGATTAACCTAATGGCATCAACACAACTTTCCCCAGGAGTTGCTGTTTTAGAAAGAGACCTCACTAACGTAGTAAATTCCACCGTTGATAACGTGGCTGCTGTCGTTGGTGCATTTGAAAAAGGTCCTGTCGAAGACATAGTAACTATAACAAGTGAGAAAGAACTGCTTGCAACATTTGGTAAACCAAACGAATTAAATTACGAGTATTGGTTTACAGCAGCACAATTCTTACTTTATGGCGGGTCACTCCGCGTAGTGCGTGCAGATAACACCGCACTCAAAAACGCGATTGATACAGCACAATTCACCATAACATCTTTTAGCGCAACAGATACTACACTTACAGTTGAATCAGCAACTGACTTTGATGTAAGTGACGTATTATTCGTCGACGCTGAATTGATGGTTGTTGGAGCTGTCAATGGATTAGACATCACAGTATCCAGAGGACAGTTACAGACATCTGCTGCATCACACGCTGCAAAATCATCTATAACTCTTATTGAAGCCGCAGGCACATCTTCCACAATCAACGAAGGGTCTACATTTACTTCATCTGACACTACACTAACAGTTACTTCTGCTACTGCACTTGCAGGAAGCACAAACTCATACATCAGAATTGACGATGAGTTTCTAAGAATCTCTGGTGTAGCTGGGGACAACCTCACAGTTGAGCGCGGAGTATTAGGTTCTACTGCTGCTGCACACACTGATGGGTCAACTGTTACACTTCAAACTGTAACTGCTGCAAAGACAGAAATCAACGAGCAAACATCTACTGGTGTTACTGCTCCACTCATCAAATCAATGAGTGTATACGAAGCATCTGTTGAGACTGCATCTAACAACTGGAAGTGGGCAGGAAGGACTGCAGGAAAATACGCTAACTCATTACGTGTTGTAATGACAGACGCGGGTGCTGACCAAGTGCTTTATCTTGCTGCACCAACATCTTCTGAATGGGAATTCACAAACAACGCTGACTTAGCATTCTCTTCCGCAAACATCTACGGTAAGGTTTATTCCTACACCGTGATTGTAACGATGGACGCGGGTGCAACAATGGTAGGTGCATTCGAGAAAGACAACTTCATTACTGCTGTATCAGGTGGTATTACTGGTCGTGTTGTTGCATGGGATGCTGAGACTCGTAAGTTAGAGATGACTATCGATGACACTGCATCAGACATCATCGAAGTTGGAGATACAATTACTGAGTTGGCAAACAACTCTAACACACCTGGCTCTGCTACAGGAGACAGCGCAGTTGTAACAAGCGTTTCACGTCAGTTACGTGTTTCACTTCTTCCACTATCACCAAACTTCCAACCAAACCAGACAGTTGTAGATAAAAACGCTGCAACAATCTCGATTGCTAACGTTGAGTCAGACTACACAACACGTAGTTACGGTCTTAACACAATGTGGACTAACATTGCTCCACGTCCTACAACCTCTGCATGGGTATCAGAAAGAGGTGGACACAATGACCTAATGCATATTTTGGTTATTGATGGAGACGGACAACTAACAGGCACACCTGGCTCAGTTGTTGAGAAATTCACAGATGTTTCTAAAGCATCAGATGCTAAGTCACCTCAAGGAGATAACATCTACTATAAAGATGTAATCAAAGCACAGTCACAATACCTCTTCTGGGGTAGTCACGAGACAGGTGATATCTACGATAAAGACCCTAATTCATCAGGTGGATTCGGTCTATCAGGTATCAACAGAGAGTTTGACCTTATCAAGTCTTCTGTATCAATCAATGATTTAGATGACCCAACAGGCACTAACCCATCTGCTAAACCATTAATCGGGACAAAACATCAATCAACAATTAGATATGCACTACAAGGTGGAGTTGACGGTTACTCAGTAGCACGTCCAGAAACACTTTCCGCATATACATTGTTTGATGATGCTGAGACTATTGACATAGACTACATCCTTATGGGGTCTAGCATGTCACAACTTAGTGATACAATCGCTAAGGCACAGCACATTATGTCAATCGCTTCTTCTAGAAAAGACTGCATGGCATTCATCTCACCACATAGAGGTGATGTTATAGGACAACCTAGCACAAACGACATCGTTACTAAGACTATCGATTACTTTGACCAGTTGGCATCTACATCTTACGCTGTATTTGATAACAACTACAAGTATATCTACGATAAGTATAATGATGTTTATCGTTACATTCCATGTAACGGAGACATGGCAGGACTTGTGTTAAGCACAACTCTTAACCAAGAAGCATGGTTCTCTCCTGCAGGATTCAATAGAGGAAACATTCTTAATGCAATTAAACTTGCATACTCACCTCTAAAAGACCATAGAGATAGACTTTATGCTGCAAGGGTTAACCCAATCGTAGCATTCCCAGGTGAAGGAATTGTGCTCTTCGGAGACAAGACTGCACTTGGTTATCAGTCTGCCTTCGACAGAATCAACGTCAGACGCTTATTCCTAGTGATGGAAGAAGCAATATCAGACGCTGCTAAGTCACAGTTATTTGAATTAAACGACGAGTTTACTCGCTCACAATTCAAGAATATAGTTGAGCCTTTCCTCCGCTCCGTCCAGTCAAGACGCGGTGTTGTAGACTTCCTCGTAGTCTGCGATGGCACAAACAACCCACCTGAGGCTATAGATAGAGGTGAATTCTTCGCTGAAATCTTCGTTAAACCAACAAGGTCGATTAACTTCATCACACTTACATTCACCGCAACTAGGACTGGTTCTAGTTTCTCTGAAATCGTTAACTAATTAAGGAGTCACTAAAACAATGGACAAGAAATTTTCAAGTCTACCAATAACCAGCTTTAGGGATAAGATAGGGGATTTAGCACGCCCCAACCTGTTTCACATCGAATTAGGTTTCCCTGAGATAGCAAGTGCTGTCCCATTTATCGGGGGAGAGCCAGGTGCTACAGGTCCAGCTGCGGAAGGTCTTGCAGGATTAGGTAAAAATAATCCATCAAATGCTGCTACCGTAGGTATCACAACTGTCTTAGCAAAGGCAGCAAACATTCCCGCATCAACTGTGGGTGTGATTGACGTACCTTACAGAGGTCGTGTATTAAAGATTGCAGGAGACCGCACATTCGAGCCATGGACAGTTACCATTCTCAATGATGCAGGATTTGCACTTCGCTCTAAGTTTGAAGCATGGTCTACTAACATACAGGCATTGCAGCAAAACTTACAGAATACTTCCAACCCAGGTGAATACTGTGCAGACGCTATAGTCAGACAGTTTAACCGTCAAGGAGCAGTTGCTAAGTCTTATAAATTCCATCAGATATGGCCATCTAACATCTCTGCTATTGATTTAGCATGGGATAGTAATGACACTCCTGAGGAATATACAGTAGAATTCCAAGTACAACACTGGGGTTATGCTGATGATACTAACTTAGGTTACGAGACTGCCAAGACCACGTAGTTTCCAAAACTACTAATCTGTGGTATAATAAATAAACATATAATAGTAGCGGAAAAGTTGAATGTCACAATTATTTGGTTATTCACTTGAGCGCAAAAAGAAGGATGCCCAAAAGGGTCCTTCTTTTGTGCATAAAGATAGTGATGATGCAGCGCAACCCATAGTAGCGGGTGGTTATTTTGGGCAGTACGTTGACCTAGGTGACTCCGCAAATAAATCAAATGAGGTAGAACTCATAGGTAGATATCGTGAGATGTCTATTCACCCAGAAGCTGACGCAGCAATCGCTGATATTACTAATGAAGCAATCGCGGGTGACCTTGACGACCACCCAGTAGATATTGAGTTATCAAATCTACAAGTTTCTCAGAGTGTAAAGAATAGAATTCGTGAAGAGTTTGAAAATATATTGTCTTTACTAGATTTTGACAGACGAGCATACGATATTTTCCGTAGATGGTATATCGATGGTCGTCTTTTTTATCATAAAATGATAGACCCAGAAGATCCTAAGAAGGGTATCACTGAGTTAAGGTATATTGACCCTCGTAAGATTAAAAAAGTAATCGAATACGATAAACCAAAAGACCGCATATCACCTGTAGACCCACAGGTTAATGCGCTTATACCTAAAGCAGTTGAGTATTTTATATACAGTCCTAAAGGATTAAAAGGGTATGAGAATCAAGGTATAAAAATTGCTACAGATGCTATTTGTTTCTGTCACTCAGGACAAATGGATATGCAACGCAACTTTGTGTTGTCACATTTACATAAATCAATCAAAGCCCTTAATCAACTCCGTATGATTGAGGATAGTTTGGTGATATATAGAATGTCCCGCGCACCTGAGCGTAGGATTTTCTACATCGATGTAGGAAATTTACCAAAACAAAAGGCAGAGCAATACCTCCGTGAGGTTATGGCTCGCTATAGAAATAAATTAGTATACAATGCAGACACAGGAGAGATAAGAGATGACAAAAAATTCATGTCAATGCTCGAAGACTTCTGGTTACCACGAAGAGAAGGGGGACGAGGCACTGAAATCTCTACGCTCCCAGGTGGACAAAATCTTGGAGAACTTGAGGACGTCAAGTACTTCCAGAAGAAACTCTACCGCTCACTCAACGTACCCGAGTCACGTTTAGAATCTGATTCCGCATTTAATGTTGGAAGAAGTGCTGAGATTACAAGAGACGAAGTAAAATTCCAGAAATTTGTAGTCAGATTGCGCAAAAGATTCTCTGATTTATTCAGTGACCTCCTAAAAACTCAAGTCGTTTTAAAGGGTATCTTTACTCTTGAAGAATGGGATGAGATGAAGGAGCATATACAGTATGATTTCATCGCTGATAATTACTTCTCTGAATTAAAAGAGCAAGAAATACAGAATGCTCGTATGGCATTACTGCAGCAGATGGATCCCTTTGTTGGTCGCTACTTCTCCCTTGAATATTTGCGTAAGCAAGTGTTGAAGCAACCAGAGCAACTCTTCCAAGACTTAGATAAGCAAATGGAAGCTGAAATTAAGGAAGGAAAAGCAATCGACCCACTCGCTATGCCTAGCATGGAGCATGAGCAAATGGCAATGTCTTTAGAGCCAGAACCAGTTGACCCTGCGGAGCAAGGTATCAAGCCTGCGGACTATAAAAAGGGAGATATATAAATAATTATTACGATAAACTAACATTATGCCAACACAAGCTGCTCAAGATATAGTTAATGCGCTGTTTGGAGGTCAGAAAGACCTTTCAGATTACGTTGCAACTGGTATGAACGCTGCTGCTGTTAAAGCTGTGGACGATAAAAAACAGGAAGTCGGTAAAGCAATGTTTGCTCCTCAGGAAGAAGGACCTGAAAATACAGAGCAACCAGAAGATGCCGAAGCACCTGTTGCACAAACACCAGAGGAAACTCCAGATGAAACTGATTCGGGAAGAGATTGAAACTTGTAAAGTAGTTATCACAGAAGGTAAGGGTGGTAGAAAAAACCATTTTATCGAAGGTGTATTTTTACAGGGTGCAATTAAAAATCGTAACGGACGTATGTATCGCACGGAAACTCTTGCGAGAGAAGTGGATAAATACAATGAGTCTTACATTAAGAATGGACGCTCACTTGGTGAGTTAGGTCATCCTGATGGTCCTACTATCAATCTTGACCGCGTTTCACATTTGATTACCTCACTCAAACAAGAAGGTAATAATTTTGTAGGAAAAGCAAGAATCTTAGACACACCTATGGGTAATATTGCTAAGAATCTTTTAGATGAAGGAGTAAGACTTGGTGTATCCTCAAGAGGATTGGGGTCAATCAAGGAAGAAAACGGTATAAAAATCGTTGCTGACGACTTCATGCTTGCAACTGCTGCTGATATAGTAGCAGATCCTTCTGCTCCTGACGCTTTCGTCAATGGAATTATGGAAGGAAGGGAGTGGGTCTATGCGGGTGGTGCTATACACGAGCAAACAATAGACCAAATCAAAGGAAGAATTAAGAATGCTGCGCAAAACCAGATGGAAGAAATCAAACTTTCCGCGTTTCAACAGCTACTAAAATCTTTCTAAGTATAAATAAATATAGCAAATAGCTTACAATTACAGATTTCGGAGACTACAATGTCAACAGAGAATAAAACTCTAGATGAATCGAGTGTAACCGCAAATGCCAAGCCAGGCGAACCGATGCCCAAGCTGGGTTCTGACGGTAGTAGTCTTGCGGGTATCCAAGATTTAGGCGGTCCTACACCTTTCAACAGCAAACCAGACGACGACAGCAACAAAATGAAAACTGTCGCGGGTGGTAATGCTGCTGCACCAACAACAAAACCATCTGATGCATCATCTGCAACAGCAACATGGTCTGATAAAGGTGATGTTAAAGCAGGACACGAGCCAGAAGGCGAGGTCATTGCTGAGGACGAATCAGAAGAAAGAGCAGTCATTGAAGTTGACCTTTCTGCTGACGTTGCTGCACTTACTGAAGGTGAAAACCTTAGTGAGGAATTCAAAGATAAAGCAAAAACAATCTTTGAAGCTGCTGTTGTCTCTCGTCTAAACGAAGAGCTAGACAAAATGCACGAGGATTATGCAAAAGTCCTTGAAGAAGAAATTGATTCAGTCAAAAAAGACCTTGCAGAAAAGGTTGATGAGTATCTTACTTACTCTGTATCACAGTGGATGGAGAAAAACAATCTCGCTGTTGAAGCAGGAATTAAGCAAGAGATGGCAACATCCGTATTGGATGGAATCAAACAAGTTTTCGTTGAGAATTTCATTGAAATTCCTGACGAGAAAGTTGACCTAGTAGATGACCTACAGGGACAACTTAATACTATGGAAGAAAAACTCAACGAGTCGATTGAAGAAAACGTCGGATTGTCTAAGCAAGTCGGCAACTATATTAAGAATGGGATTGTGACAGAAATCGCAGAGGGCTTAAGTCTCTCTCAGAAAGAGAAGCTTATTTCTCTAGCGGAAGCTGTTGAGTTTGATAATGAAGAATCTTTCCGCGAGAAAGTTTCTACACTACGTGAATCATATTTCTCTACAAAACCTGAGGTAAAGGGTACTGCTGAAGTAGTAACCGAGTCTAAGGAAGTAGCGGAAACACCTTCAACTGATTCAATGTCAGCATACGTGCAGGCAATCAGTCGTTGGGGAAAGTAAACAATCATCCACAAACTTAAATGTTTAACGCAGAACATCTACAGGAAAAGTGGGCTCCTATTCTAAATCACTCTGAAATCGAAGAGATTTCTGATAAGTATAGAAAATCGGTAACCTCAGTACTCCTTGAGAATCAAGAAAGATTCCTAAAAGAAGAAAGAGGATTAGTAACTGAAGCAGCACCAACCAACTCTCTTGGTGGTACTGGTTTCTCTGGTGGTAGCACAGCTACAGGTCCAGTTGCAGGTTTTGACCCAGTATTAATCAGCTTAATCCGTCGTAGTATGCCTAAGCTTATTGCTTACGACATTTGCGGTGTGCAACCAATGACAGGTCCTACAGGACTTATCTTTGCAATGCGCTCTACAAAAGGCACAAACAGAGACATCAACAACAGTGCTGTTGAGACATTCTTTAACGAAGTAGACACAGAGCATTCTTCAGAGAATAGTGCAGACGGTCTTGCTTCTAACGACCAGACAGGTTCTAACCCAGGTTTACTTGCAGACGGTGCAGGAAACTACACCATCGGTGGACAGGGTATGACAACTGCTCAGTCTGAAGCACTTGGCGACGGTAGCTCAAACCATTTCAACGAAATGGGTTTCTCAATCGAGAAAGTAACAGTTACTGCTAAGTCAAGAGCCCTAAAGGCAGAGTACAGTTTAGAGCTTGCTCAAGACTTGAAGGCAGTTCACGGACTAGACGCTGAGTCTGAATTAGCAAACATTCTTTCAACAGAAGTGCTTGCTGAAATCAACCGTGAAGTTGTAAGAACAGTCTACAAAATTGCTCGCCCAGGTGCACAGAATAACACAGCAACTGCTGGTACATTCGACCTAGACGTTGACTCAAATGGTAGATGGTCAGTTGAGAAATTCAAGGGACTATTATTCCAGATTGAAAGAGATATGAATGCTATCGGGCATGAAACTCGTAGAGGAAAGGGTAACATCTTAATCTGCTCAGCAGACGTAGCTAGTGCTCTATCTATGGCGGGTGTGCTTGATTACACTCCAGCTCTTGCAGGCAACAGCAACCTACTTCCTGATGACAATAGCAGCACACTTGCTGGTACTCTTAACGGAAGAATCAAGGTTTATGTTGACCCTTATTCAGCAAACGTAAGTGACTCTCACTTCTATGTTGCAGGATATAAAGGTAGTAGCGCATACGATGCAGGACTATTCTATTGTCCTTACGTGCCTCTACAAATGGTTAGAGCCGTTGGTCAGGATACATTCCAACCAAAAATTGGCTTTAAGACTCGTTACGGAATGGTTGCAAACCCATTCGCTGAGGGTCTAACACAAGGTCAGGGTGCTTTAACTAGCAACGCTAACCGTTACTACAGAAGGGTAAAGGTAACAAACCTAATGTAAGCGAGATGCTTATATCCTTTTATCAAGACACCTTTCGGGGTGTCTTTTTTTATGTTATAATATAGTATATGGATTTTATCAGAAGACACATTGGTCCTTCACAGGAGCAACAGACTCAGATGTTAGAAGATTTGGGTCTCTCATCATTAGATGAATTAGTTAGAGAGGTTGTCCCCGATTCAATACTACTTCGAGGCGACAATAACCTACCAAAACCATGCAGTGAGGCAGAAGCACTTGCTGAATTAAAAGAAATTGCCCAGAAAAATACAATTAAACGTAGTCTAATAGGACAGGGTTACTATGGAACAATCACACCACCAGTTATACAGAGAAACGTTCTCGAGAATCCAGCTTATTACACATCTTATACTCCATATCAAGCAGAGATATCTCAAGGAAGACTAGAAGCACTGTTTAATTATCAGACATTAATCACAGAGTTAACAGGTCTGCCTATAACTAATGCATCATTGTTAGATGAAGGGACTGCAGCAGCAGAAGCAATGATACTAGCATACAATGCGTCGAAAAAAAATACGCTTTTGGTTGACAGTAAGATATTTCCGCAAACATTAAAAGTATTACGCACGAGAGCGAAACCATTAGGTATAAAAATACTATTGATGGACTTTGATAAGTCTATGGATTTGCCTGACTATCAAGAAGCATTCGGAATTATAATTCAGTTACCTAATACTGAAGGTAAACTAAGATATCCAGATGGTATATTAAAATGTTGTGAAGTCTTCAATGTAATGAAGATTGCTATTGTAGACCCAATGGCACAGGTGTTAATGAAACCTGTAGGAGAGATGGGATTTGATATAGCAGTTGGTAGTATGCAAAGGTTTGGTGTCCCTATGGGATTTGGCGGACCTCATGCAGCATTTTTTGCAACCACTGAAAAGCATAAGCGGAAAGTTCCTGGGCGGATTGTAGGACAGTCGGTAGATAACCAAGGGAATTCAGCACTAAGGCTAGCGTTACAAACAAGGGAACAACACATAAGAAGAGACAAAGCAACAAGTAATATATGCACGGCCCAAGCACTACTCGCAAATATGGCAGGGTTTTACGCGGTCTACCACGGTAGAGAAGGTCTGAAAAGAATAGCAAATAGAATATTGCGATATAGGCAAACGCTATTATTGGCATTGAAATGGTGTGGAATAGAAACAGATGAATCAGAAGGATTCGATACTGTAAGATTTAAAAGCTCGTTTGCTTTAGATGATTTTAATGTCAAATACGACGATGGTTGGGTTACTTTATCATTAGATGAATGCACTACATTAGATGAATTGCATAAAATTATCGATAGTCAAGTTGAGTTTCCTAATAAAGCGGATACTATGACGCATGTTTTGGATGCTGTAGGAAATTATAAATGGTTATCAATACCTTATCGTAAGAAGGAATGGTTGACACAAGAAGTATTTAACAAATATCATAGTGAAACCGATATGATGCGATACATTTATGAGTTATCATCTAAGGATTTCTCATTAGTAAATGGTATGATGCCACTGGGTAGTTGCACTATGAAATTAAACTCAGCATCAGAGTTGATGCCAGTGTCATGGCCAGAGTTTAACAGCATACATCCTCTAGCACCACCTAGTCAGTCTCTAGGTTATGAGCAAATTATGGTAGATTTGCAGAAGTGGTTATGTGATATCACAGGATTTGATTCTATATCTCTACAACCAAACGCAGGGTCACAAGGAGAGTATGCGGGGTTGTTAGCAATCAAAGAATACCATGAATCAAATGGAGAGAAACGTAATAAAATTCTAGTGCCTAAGAGTGCGCATGGGACTAACCCTGCTACATGTATTATGGCAGGCATGGAAGTTGTTACTGTAGATTGTGATAGTCATGGCAACGTAGATATACATGACTTAAGAATAAAAGCATGTTTAGAGGCAAATGAATTAGCGGGTTGTATGATTACATACCCATCTACTCATGGTGTATTTGAAGAAACTATTAGAGAGATATGTGATATCGTGCATGAGTTTGGTGGTCAGGTATATCTTGACGGTGCAAATCTAAATGCACAGGTAGGTCTAGCAAAACCATGTGAGTATGGTGCGGATGTATGTCATCTAAATTTACACAAGACATTCTGTATACCGCATGGTGGTGGAGGACCTGGGGTAGGTCCTATTGGTGTAGCAAAACACCTTACACCATTTGTAAACCAAAGAGTATCAGCAGTAACTCAGGGTAGTGCATCCATTCTACCTATTACATGGATGTATATACGAATGATGGGTGGTGATGGTCTTAGACAAGCAACAGAAGTAGCACTTTTAAATGCTAACTGGTTAGCAAAGTTGATAGAGCCACATTTTGATGTATTGTATAAGGCAAAGAATGGTAGAGTTGCACATGAATGTATATTTGATTGTAGAAATTTACCCTTCACAGCAGAAGATGTGGCAAAGAGATTAATGGATTATGGTTTCCATGCACCCACACTGTCATGGCCTGTGTCAGGCACTATGATGGTGGAGCCTACAGAATCTGAATCAATGGAAGAGTTGGAAAGATTTGCCTACGCCATGAGTTGTATTAGATGGGAGAAACCTGAGTTAATAAAGGGTGCACCATATACTGCAAAAGAAATAGCAGGAGAGTGGAAACATGAGTTTACCCGTATGGAAGCAGCATACCCCGTTGACCAAAAGAATAAGTTTTGGCCAGCAGTCTCAAGGATTGACAACGTATACGGTGACAGGAATCTCGTCTGTGCATGTAGTTAGAAAACTTTATGACAAAGTTTAAACTCGGGTAAATAATTATGTGGATTTGGAGACAGGACAATGCACCTTTAACCCCTAATCTTTGTGAAGTAAACATAATGGTAAAAACTAATGCACAATTTAATTTCATTTAATCAGAGGTGGACACACGACGCTGCAAATGACGAGGACAAAATAGACGAGTATTACGAATGTCTAATAGAATGCACAGACAATCAGTCCTCTTGCAAACGTATCTGTAGTGACATCCTTATGTGAGATCTGTCAATAAGCACTCTAGGGGGTGCTTTTTTATTACTAAATAGAATTATGAATGAAGACGAATACTTTGATGAGAATTTAGGTCTCGTCTACCCAAGAGAAGACTACGATGACAACGTGGAACAAACAGATAGCGAATAGAAACTTCCTGTCCCCTATAGGATTTAAGTTTCTACTATCAAAATACCCTAAGATACCTTACTTTTCACAGTCTGCTAATATTCCCGCTATGAATCTAGGGATACAGCAGCAACCAACACCCTTGCGTCCTTTACCTTTAGAAGGATTCATTGGGTATGACCCTCTCAACATGACCTTCTTGATTGATGAGGACTTAGAAAATTATATGATTCTACATAACTGGATACGTGCTCTAGGTACTCCTGACGATACCCAAGAGAGAAAAACTTTTATGGAAAGAGAATTAAAGGAATGGAATAGTGACAAATTAACTGCAGATGGCACGTTGGTAATCTTAAACAGTAACTTTAAACAGAATTTTAATGTAGTGTTTATGGATTTGATTCCACAGTCCTTGTCAGCAATGGAATTTAATGCTACAATAGATGGTACAGAATACGCTACAGCAAGTGTATCATTTACTTTTAACGCTTATCAGGTTAGACGTGGTGAGCAGACAGAGAGGGATACACGACTAGAATAATCATGAATCTTGAAAAAATTCAAGAGATGTGGGCAAAGGATTCTGAAGCATTCTTTGACCATAGAGAGTTACCTGAGCTATTAGCAAATGACAGTATGGAGACACCTCGTCTTCATGCTAAGTATGTACAATTCTACAATTCATTTAAGTTGATGCTGTCAGAAGCACAAGTTAAGAAGAATGTATTGTATAGAATGAAGTTTGAATACTACTCAGGCAAAGCACCATCAGAGGTATACAGAGAAAATCCTTTTGACCTTAAGGTATTGAAAGGTGACTTAGATGTATACATCAATAGTGACCCAGAGATATGTAAATCCAACCAGAAAATAGACTACCTAGAAACTTGTATAAATTGTATTGATAGGATACTTAAACAGATAGACTCGCGAGGGTTTGCTATTAAGAATACTATGGACATTATCAAGTATTATGGTGTTAGATGATAACCATTTCAAAAAAGAATGAGGTTTATCTAAAAATTGAAGGGGAGCAACACTTACATAAAGAGTTAAGTGAATACTTTCAGTTTGAAGTCCCTGGTGCAAAATACATGCCTCAGTATAGGAGGAAATTTTGGGATGGAAAGATAAGATTATACTCACCAGGTACAGGTGAGATATATGTTGGTCTCTATGATTACCTAGCAGACTACCTAGAGGAAAAGGGTTACGAGTTTTTCCTTAAAGACTCACAGTTTTATGGTCTCCCAAACGAGGAAGAAAATTATGTCACACCTGAGGGGATTGCGACTTTCGTTAAACATCTACGGTTACCTTTCAAGGCAAGAGATTACCAACTCAAAGCAATATTCCAAGCTATTAAACAACGTCGCAAACTTTTACTATCCCCAACAGGGTCAGGAAAATCCCTCATCATCTACGGATTAGTAAGATGGCATAGAGCAGCGAAGAGAAATGTACTTATCATTGTGCCTACCACATCATTGGTATCACAATTAAAACAAGACTTTAAAGACTATGGATGGAATGCAAATGCATATGTCCATGAGATTATGCAAGGTAGAGAGAAATATACAGAGAAACCAGTTGTTATATCTACATGGCAGAGTATATACAAAGAGAAAAAGAATTTCTTTGAAAGGTTTGATGTTGTAATAGGAGATGAAGCACACTTATACAAAGCAAAATCACTGACTGGTATACTTGCCAAGTGTCATGATGTAAAATATCGCGTGGGATTAACAGGGACACTAGACGGTATGCAGTGTCATCAGTTAATACTAGAAGGTCTCTTTGGTAGATGTGATAAGGTTACAACTACATCAGACCTGATGAAAAAGGGACAACTCACACCATTAAAAGTGAAGATATGCATGCTAGAGCATGGTCATGTGCCCTTTGATTCATACCATCAAGAGATAGATTACCTGATTACCCACTCTAAACGTAACAATTTTATATGTAATCTAGCAATAGATGTATCAGGCAATACTTTAATACTCTTTAACTACGTCGAAAAGCATGGTGAGCCCCTATGGGAAATGCTAAATAGTAAAGTACAGGAAGGCACAAAGGTCTTCTTTATACATGGCGGTGTAGATGCTGTAGCACGTGAAGAAGCAAGAAAGATTTGCGAGCAGGAAACCAACGCAATTATCATTGCATCTTATGGCACGTTTTCTACAGGTATAAATATCCGTAACCTACATAATGTTATTTTCGCATCACCCAGTAAATCTAGAGTAAGAAACTTACAGTCTATAGGACGAGTTTTGAGAAAGGGGGACAACAAAGCGCAAGCAATGTTGTATGACATAGCAGACGACTGCTCAAGGGGTCAATCCTACAACTATACTTTTCGTCATCTTATTGAAAGAATGAAAATATACGACGAAGAGAAATTTGATTATGAAGTCACTAAAGTATCCTTTAAGAAATGATTACTTACATAAGACACGACCACGAATTCTACGGAGTTGCCAAACTATCATCTGGCGATGAGGTTATGGGTGTAATGATTGCAACTCAAGAAAAAGGTCAGTCGCTAATTTTTGTCCAAGACCCTGCTACTCCTAGAGAAGCACCAGTCAACCATCAAGGTCAAGTAGGTCTTGCTATAGGTTTGGTTAAATGGATGATGTGGAGTGACGAAGAGTTTTTTATTCTTCAAGAAGCAGATATTATTTCAATAGCACCTATGTCTTTACTTGCTGAGCAGACATATAAATTATGGTTGAGAAAAGAAAATGGTGTTGAAGATGATTCAAACTGGGAAGTAAAAGCAAATAAAAATATGGGTCTGGTCGGAAAAGTTTCTGAGATTCGTAAGAGACTTGAAGACCAATGGAAGAAGAATATATAATATCGTTTCTGAACCGCTACACGGTTAGTGTACACCACATTCTGTAACCTGTCAAGCTTGACACAAATCCAGTCGTCACTTATAATGAGTGAGCGATACAAAAAACTGTATGCGTAAAATGCCCGCAAAAAGAAAAGCCCATTATGTAGATAACAAATTATTTCTGGCAAAGATTATCGAATACCGCCAGTCTATAGAAGAAGCTCGTCTATTAGACAAAACTAAACCACGCATTCCTCATTATCTTGGCGAATGTTTTTTAAAGATAGCAACTCACCTGTCCTATCGCCCTAACTTTATAAACTATATGTTTAAAGAAGACATGGTATCTGACGGTGTTGAAAATTGCGTCCAATATATCGATAACTTTGACCCAACCAAATCCAAAAATCCTTTTGCCTATTTTACACAAATAGTTTACTTTGCATTTCTTCGTAGGATTGCTAAAGAAAAAAGACAGATGGACATAAGAGATAAACTTATTGAAAAGAATGGTTACGAGCAAGTATTCCATTCCGATACTAAAGACGATTCTTCTAATATGAATAGTATTAAGAGTAGAATCGAAACAAACATGCGTAATTAATGAATACAATTTTATTAGGTGACTGCCGAGAGCGCATGAAAATTCTCGGTGATGAGAGTGTGCATCTTACTTGCACCTCTCCTCCATATTATAATGCAAAAGCGTATTCTACATGGCCTACCTATGAAGAATACCTTTCTTTTCTATACGTTACATTCAAAGAAGTGTATCGTGTAACTGAAAAAGGTAGAATGTGTTGTGTAAATCTATCTCCTGTGATTAAACCTAGAGAGTCTAGGGCACATGAGAGTAGTAGACTGCCTATCACATTCGACTTTTTTACTATCATGAAAGGAATGGGTTGGAAATATATCGATGACATTGTATGGATGAAACAAGAAGGTGCTTCTATTAATAGAAACGGTAACTTCTTTCAACACAGGAAACCTGTAGCATACAAACCTAATATTGTTACTGAAACTATATTTGTATTTCAGAAACCTATGGATGGTTTGATAGACAAAATTGTCCGCTCATACTCTGACCATGTAGTAAACGATTCATTAGTAGAAGATGGATATGAAAGGACTAATGTATGGCAGTTTCCACCAGAAACAAAATCAAAACACTTAGCACCATACCCTACAGCACTAAGTGACAGAATTATTAAATACTATTCTTTTAAGTATGACCTAGTATTAGACCCATTTATGGGCAGTGGCACTACTGCTGTCTCTGCTAAGAATCTAGACCGTAGATGGGTAGGTTGCGAACTGCATGAAGAGTATGTTAGAATGGCAGAAGAAAGACTAAAGAAAGTAAATCCACTTGCAAGTGTTTTTGTATGAGTAAGGTATTATTAATCACAGACCAACACTTCGGTGTCCGCAATGACAATCAATATTACCTAGAAAGATATAGATTATTCTACGAAAATATAGTCTTACCTTATATTGATGAGCATGGTATCACTGAGATAATAAATCTTGGCGACACATTTGATAGACGTAAATATGTAAACTTCAACTCTCTTGATTATACACATGATATGTGGTTTAAACCAGTAGCAGACAGAGGCATTCGTATGACCTGTCTCGTTGGTAATCATGACATATATTATAAGAATACTTTAAAAGTATCATCACCAGATTTGTTACTTACACAATATCAAAACATCAACGTAGTCAGTAACCCTACAGAAATGACTATTGGTGGTAAGAAAATGATGCTAGTGCCATGGATATGTGACGAGAATAGAGAAGAAACTTTAGATATGATTAGTAAATCTAAAGCACAATACTGCATGGGTCACCTTGAGTTAAATGGTTTCTCTCCTGTACCTGGATATACTATGGAGCATGGTGATAGTCCAGACATATTTAAGAAATTTAAACTGACTTGTAGTGGTCACTACCACATGCGTAGTAGAAGAGACCGAATACAATACTTGGGTAACCCCTACCAATTATACTGGAATGACTATGGTCATGAAAGAGGGTTTCATATTCTAAATACTACTGATGCCAATTTAGAATTCATTAAGAATCCTTATAATACTTTCAGTAAGTTATTCTATAAGGATGGAGTGGGAATTACTGACGAGGAAATAGATAGTGTCAAAGGCACATATGTAAAACTCATTGTTGAAGACAAGACAGACCAAGTTGCATTCGACAAAACTGTAAGACGTTTACATAAAGCAGACCTCGCAGACCTCAAGATTATTGAGGACATGAGTTATGATTTAGATGAAGATATTGATGTTGAAGTTGAGGATACACTTACCATATTAGAGAGTTGTGTAACCGAGTTTGATAATGGACATGAAATTTTTGGTATTTTAAAATCTCTATATTTGGAGGCACAAGAAGTATAATGTTTGTATTAACAGACCAGAAGACTGGAGGAGTGTATGCTGTCCGTGATGACAATACTGTAGATAGGGTTGTCCAAATCTTTGTTGACAAAGACGACGCAGTGCGTTATTATAGTATGTTGAAGGACGCTGACTACCCACGTAAGTTAAACGTCAGATTCATGGAAGAAGATGAGGTTAAAACAAGTTGTAAAAATTATGGTTATAAATTTTCTATCATCACAACTGATGATATAGTCATCCCACCCCCTGTTACATGATTGCATTTATTGTTATCGCTGTGCTCATAGCAGCTACAGCATATTTGATTCGTTATTTCGACCCCCATAATTAATGATAGTTTTTGAAGAGATTAAATGGAAGAATTTTCTGTCGACAGGTAACTCTTTCACTGAAATCCAAATAGATGATGCTCCCTCACACTTAATACTAGGGTCTAATGGTGCAGGCAAATCCACTATGCTTGATGCATTGTGCTTTGTTTTGTTTAATAAACCATTTAGAAAGATTATTAGAAGACAACTTATCAATACCATTAACGAAAGAGAATGTGTAGTTGAGATTAAATTTTATATTGGTAGTGTCAAGTATAAAATAATTCGAGGAATAAAACCAAATGTCTTTGAGATATATCGTAACGGTCAATTACTTGACCAAGATGCAGCAAACAAAGATTACCAAAAATATCTTGAGCAAAGCATACTCAAGTTTAATTTCAAGTCTTTCACTCAGGTTGTTATTCTGGGGAGTAGCACTTTCGTTCCATTTATGCAGCTTACTGCTCCTCATAGAAGGGAAGTCATAGAAGATTTATTGGATATACAAATCTTTTCTAGGATGAATCTACTCCTTAAAGATAGAGTAAAAGATATTAAAGAGAATCAAAAGGAGTGTGAGCATCTATTACAGATAGCAGAGCAACAAGTTGCTATGCAACAGAATACTGTTGAGAATATGGAGAAGATGAATGATGACTATATGAAAAGACTTCACAAACAGTTTGATGAGAATGAAGAAAGGATACAGGAGTTGTCACGAGAGGTAGAAAATAAAAAATTACTTATAGAATCTCTAGGTAACAAGGTAAATACCATGCCTGAGAATCAGAAAATGCATGAAGAGTTAAGAGATATGCGTGCAAAGATTAAAAGTAATCTAAAGAGAGCACAGAAAGAAGTAAAATTCTATCAAACTAACGATGAATGTCCTACTTGCACACAAAAACTTCCTGCAAACCTTAAGAAAAAGAATGTAGAAACTGCAGAAGTAAAAGTAGAGAAGATGACAGGTGGTTTAGATGATATCACTGTTAAAATCAATGATTGTTTTCAAGAAATCAAGCAACAAAAGGAAACTTGTGACAAAATTACTGCAGTCCAGACAGAAATACTAGGTAATCAGAGAGAATCCGAGAGTCTTCTTTTAAAATCAAAGAAATTATTAGTGGATACAAACCAAGAAGCACCTGATGTCAAGGTAGAGAAGGCAAAACTATCAGATTTTAAGAAAAAACAGAAGAAGAAACAGAAAGATTGCTCAAAAGTCAATCATGAGTCGGACAATTTAAAAACTGTCTCCTCTTTACTCCAAGATGGTGGTATTAAGAGTAGAATTATAGCAAAGTTTGTCCCTATTATTAATCAAAGGATAAATAAATACTTACAAAGCATGGATTTCTTTGTCAACTTCACACTTGACGAAGAGTTTAATGAGATTATCAAGTCTCGTTTCCGTGATGAGTTTTCATACGCATCCTTTTCCGAAGGAGAGAAACAAAAGATAGATTTATCACTCCTATTCACGTGGAGAGACATAGCAAAGATGAAAAACTCTGCTGCTACTAATCTATTGATACTAGATGAGGTATTTGATTCCTCTTTGGACAGTGCATCAACAGAAGAATTATTTAAAATTCTTAGAGGACTGGATGACAAGACAAACTTCTTTGTAATCTCACACAAAGGTGATATATTATTAGATAAATTTGATAAAACCTTACGGTTTGAAAAGATAAACGATTTTTCAAAGGTGATATCCGATGACGACTCCTAACTGGCAACACCACTCTAAAAAAGAAAAGAAGCGTCATCTTAAACCACAAGCATTGCGTCAAGCAAGGAAGCG